CCGGAGGGAACGGTGAGCTTGCCGAACCAACAGCCATCTCGACCACTTCTTCCGGTTCGACAATCATCACCGGAATCGGCTCTTGTTTTGGCGGCTCGATCACGGGTTTGGCCTCGTGGCGGTCACAGTAACCAGTTGCCAGGATCGTCTCCGGCCAATTATCGACCAGATGACAGTTCGCAATCGGTATCTCATCATGATAATCGCCATAAGGATTAAACCAACGACAGGTTGCGCAGGCTTTGCTCTTCACCGATGAAAGCGCCGTGTAATTTACTTCCGACTGGCGCAGCGTCCAGGCTTTTTCCTCAACCTTTTGGTTATCGCCTTGCTGAATTTTTGTTGGTGGTAAAGCATCTTCGGTTGCCATTTAATATCTCCCCGACGCGCGCCCTTTGGTTGAAAATAAATCACAATCACAATTGAAGCCCTTGCACGCTAGCTTTTGCGAACGCGGAATCCAGCCTTTTTTGTGCCAGTCTTTCAGCCGATGTTTTTGACCGTTCAGCCGCAGGCAGTCGTCGCAGTGTTGTTCCGTGCTGCCGAGACGCCATTCATACAGACCATTGCGATCTGCCGAGAGCAGCCCTCGCTGGTAGAACGCATCGAGCGACTTATTCGCCCACATCGTCGCCCGTGCTTCAGCGTTGACCTGCGTACCCGAAAAGATGCTGTCGGCAAACGGCGCGACGTAGGTATTCTGCTCGGCCAAAACCGTCGCGATCTCCGCCAGATCGTCCTCCGACAAACCATCATCACCGACGCCAGCGCCGCCGTCATCCAGGCCATCCTGATAGGCTTTGCGTCCCAATCGGGACAGATTGGCGCGCAGCACCGTTCCAAAGCGCCGCCGATTCACGTCGCTGTTCATGCCTGCCTGGATCAAATCGGTCAACGCACGGACGAACTCGGTTTGCGTCGCCTGATAATCTTTGAAATGGTGAGCTTGCCGAACTATAGCTGCTTTACTTTCAAGTGCAGCGGCATCATCAGCCCGCACATCCGGTGCGGGAGCAGCATCCGGCATTATCTGTTCTGTCTCTGGTGCGACCTCAACTGCATCATCGGCGATCTGGGTATCGTCTTTCGGGTCATCATCCGGCAGTCGCACTTGGCCGCTCTCGTCGAGTACAACATCTGCAACAGCCTCGACGTTGTTTGCAACAAACCGCGCAGCCATCTCCGAGTTGAAGACGCCGAGCGAACTAAGACTGGTAGCCACCTCGACCCAGACCTTCGCCGTGTCCGCGTCAGCCCGTTCGCGCTCCCGGTCATTCGGCTTGAATTTCCATTCCAGCGAACGCGGCAGCAGGCTGTTAAAGAAGCGCTCCAGACGGCGCAGCGTCGAGCCATAGGTCTTGGCTTCACCTTTAGACGCGAGAATGCGCGACTGCGCCCCGCTGCCGAGCGGGGCACCCGTCAGCGGCCAGATGTCCTGCGGATCCACGCCGATACCCAGCGCCAGCAGATTGACGTGCTGATTCATGAACTTCTCGTAATCGAAATCTTCTGGCAATGTCGAGAAGGGGGTGAAATTAACCTTGACCTCATGACCGGGGTTGATCGAGACAAGCTGCATCAATCGCCGGAAAATCGTCGTACCTTCACTCTGGCTGTCGGCATTATAATTTTTGACTTCATCTGCCCATTGCGTTTGATTGATACCGGAAATCGTCACGATGCCCGTCGGCGGTTGGTTGCTGAGCAGTTCGATCTCGTGCCGACTCAAAAGGTTAGCTGCTGTCGCCGTTGCAATCGCGCGCTCCAGGATCGAGAGGCCGCGCCCCCAGGCCAGGCGGTGCGGGCTTGCCAGATCGGTAATCCGGGCGACGCGCGTATGGTGCATCCGATGCGTTTTGCCGCTTTCGGGATCGAAATACACCACCGGAAATTCTGGGTTGCCGGACGCCCGGCAGTTCAGCGCGTCGAGATGGGCAACGCCCTCGACCTGGCCGACGAGCGGCTTATCCGGCCTGCCGCGCCCGATGATCTCAAAGACGCCGCCGAAGGATTGTGTGAACAAATCCTGCAAGAATTTATCCATCAGGACATCGTAACCCTCAGAGAATTCACTCTCGAAGAAAATGTCCTGCCACTGGCGCGTCAGATTGCGCCCGCCCGAAATCTCGTATGGCGTCGAACGCACCTTCATAATGATCCCGGCAATCGCCCCCTGAATCAGCGTGTGATGCACGTTGTACCAGAGTCGCCGCAACCAGACATCGCGCGGACTGTAGCCCCAGGGCGGAATCAGATCATATTGATTCTGGATATAGCCTGTCCAAACGAATTCCGTGCCGTCGTTGGGAGGCCGGAACTGCTGGACGCTGTGATTAATGGCGGGTTCTGGAAGGGTTGCCGAAACCATCTTAACCTATGAGTAAATAACGCGCGCGGTAGGACGCCATCGAAAGGGCGACTACCGCGTCGATCTTCTCGTTTTCATTGCGCTTGACGATGCGCAGCTTATCCTGTTCGCCTGTCTCCTTGCGGTTGGCGTTCTGCACATGCTCCCGCAGTACCGGACTGCCGCTGTGGGTGATGCGCCGATCCCGGATCGTGTCATAAAGCTGCTTATCAGCGATCAGCCGATCCGTGCCTTGATTAAATTCCTCAAACCAGGCAACACCTTCATTCCCCAGGCGAGTCGCTAGATCGTGAAGCTGGTATGGGTCATAGCAGACCTGCGCCACCTTATGGGTTTTGCACAGCCGTCGAATTTCCGCTTCCGGCTTGGCAAAGTCGAGCTTGCCGCCTTTCGGCGGTGTCCAGACTTGACAATAACGCTCATATACCTGATCGCCGCGCCGGGTCACGCCCACAATAGCAAAGCAGTCGTTGGTCGTGGCGGCATCAAGCGCGATTACCCACATTTCATTCGGCAGTAGCGCGGGCAATGTGACTTCGCAGGCATCCCACCATTCGATGGGCACCAGCACGTTCTCCGACTGCGACCATTGATTGCGGTGCATCCGGGCGAACTCACTCGGCGTTAATGCCGATTCTTCCTGGGCGTAGTATTCCGGCGTCTGCCAGGCGCAGCGCGGCTGCGTATTCCACAGCGTCAACTGGCGCGCCGATTCATTGACGTAAAGCTCCAGACTGTCGATGCCCACATCCCGGACCTGGCCGTTCTCGACGCCTGTGTCGTAAAGCTGCTCCAGGATCGGGCTGTCGCCGTCGAATCCGGCATAGCTCTCGCACCAGCGCAGCGACTTCCCAAACTTCAGCGGTGAGAGCGTCGTCTCCGACCAGAGTTGTTTAGCTGCCGTGTTTTTGAATGCCCAGAGTTCCGTAAAGCACGTTATCAGATCGCCGCCGCCTGCCTCGCCTTTAGGATCGACAGGAATCGCGTCGATGGTGGTGTGGTTATGTAAAAGCTCGATGTGATAGCGCGTGACTTTGCAATGTTCGTCGAGGCGCGGGTTGCCTTTGATCGCGCGCTCGATGTAAAAGAAGGTGCGGCTGTCGGCCTGCTTCAGGTCATTGGCGACGACACGCACACTTTCCCAGGGCGTGTGCCAGGCCAGATAAAGGCAAACGGCGGCGGCGATGGTGCTTTTGGCCGACTTCTTGATGTCGGAATACAGCACCAGGCTGTAGACGAACTGGCCTGTACCGGGTATTCCCCCGGTGCCGCCCTCTTTGCGCAACGCCTCTCGAATAACCGCCTTCTGATACGGCTCCAGTTTGATCGGCGCGCTGGTTTCGGGAATCCAGAAATTTTCCTCGATCCAATCTACCGGATCAGGATACTGGATCGACTCCCGTTCGAGCAGCGGTTTCTCAACCCGCTCAATCGCTTGTAGGGCGATCTGCTTTTCGAGCGCGGGCAAGGTTAATCAATTCCTCGAATGTACGTGCCGGATCAATGCCGACGGATTGCAGTTCCGACCAGGCCAGCATCACCAGATCAATGTTGATGTTAATGGTGATGCCGTCTTTCAGCAGGCCGTGATGCTTCGCCAGCGTCGTCAGTGCATCGTGCGGATTGTGAAGCTCGATTTCGACGCGCTCGGAAAGTACCTTGTCGTCAAGCTTCGTCGTCGTGCTTTTGAACTTCTTGATGAGCTTCGACTGCGGATGCTCTTTAAGTTTTGCCGAATCCAGGCCGATAAAATCAGCGATGTCAGCGCGGGCTTGATCGGCCAGCCGGGTAATCACCTCGTTCGGCGACATGGCGTAATCCGCCATCCGGCGCGAAATTTCGTCCTTGATGTCAGCATATGTCAACAGCCGAGAGCCTTGCTGCCGGGCCGTTGCCTCAGAGTAACCCGCCGCAATCGCCGCGCGTGTCGCATTCAGGCCGCATTCAAAATACTTGTTGACGAAAAGCAGTTGCTTTTTGGTGAGAGTCATAGCCATATCAAAAGAAATAAAAATCGCCGTCTCTCCGGCGTGCCACTTCACTGAAATTAATAGATTCTTTCATCTATATTGATTCTACCACGCCCGGCGGTCTGTCAAGTCCAGGCAGTACCTACTTCAAGGCACATTCCCCCATCGTAATTAGTATAGCGCTTGAATGCTTGAACCGTAACCCGCGTTATTGGGGGATTAAATTATATACTGTGTAGTATACTATTTATAGTGAACAGAAAGGAATGACTGCGATGATTGAACTGTACAAGCGCTACACCCTCACGAATGAGCCTGGCACGATTGCCGACCAGGGCGTTATGATGATTCGGAATAATATCGCTCGGCAATATCTCAAAGCGGAGGATTGGCAAAAGCGGAATCCTGAAACAACTCTCAATTACTTGCCAGCGCTACCTTTGGATTGGCCTTTCGTTTGGCTGGTTAATCAGGGCGAATATCGGGGCACGTTCCCGAAGCGTGTTCGTTCGTACTATCACAAAGCGCATGGCCTGAATTGCCCTGACTCCTTCATCACTGAACTTGGCAATCTTGCCCGGCGCTACTCCGAAAACACGTCAAGCTATCATTTCGAATTCGTCAATCGCTTCGATTGGCAGGACGGCGATTTTGGCGACGGCGGCTCATGTTTTTGGGGCAACCGCGCCGGGGCACTGGCAATGCTATCTTTAAACGGCGCGTGGGCAATTCGCTTTTATGACGATAAAGAAATCGGCATTGGGCGCGCGTGGGTTTATTTGATCGAAACCGATTTATACGTCGTGTTCAACGGTTACGGCTTTTACAGTGACGATACCTTTGTCATTGCCCGCATTATGGCGCAATTTCTCAGTCTGAGTTTCAAGCGCATTGACCTGACCAACAATGGTGACTGGACACGGACACTTTATATCAATGGCAGTGGAACGGGTTATTTAGTCGGCAAGCCAGAGACAATCGAATCCATGTCCAGTTACGATTTTGGATGGGAGGACATGCACCTGGATACCTGCCATAGCTGCAATACGGCGGTTGATGAGGATGAAATTTATATCGGGGCAGATGACAATCCCTACTGCGAACGCTGCTACTATGACCTTTTCGATACATGTGAGCGCTGTGGTCAAACGCACTGGCGTGAGGACATTACTTTTACAGGTGACGAACGCCTTCTTTGCCACGAATGCCTTGAAGCCTCCGACTATGAAGAATGCACCCGCTGTTTTGAGATGTATCACGTAGAAGATATGACCTTCCATAAGGGGCACTGGTACTGCGAACAACATACTCCCTAAAAAGTGGGGGCAAATGCCCCCACCCCTTGACTCTGCTTGAGAATTCGCTTATGATAACTATATACTGCATAGTATAGGATAAAACAGGATGTTCGACCAGCTAAATCACCAGAATTGGGCCGACACAATGAAGGGGTGGGTCGATGGTTACAGCCGTAACCACGAGCGCGCCGGGCCGCCGAGTGCCGCCCGCAAGCGCACACTGGACTTGATCGGGCGCTTCGAAAGCCGGGGGTGGAATCCGTTCGCCTTCGAGCGGGCTGTCGCCGAGGCCGCGCCGGGCAGCATTCGCGTGGAGGAGTTTAAGCCGATTTTCGACGGCGAGGACATCCTACACACCCTTCAGAGCATCTTGATTCGCTACAATCAGTTGATTGAGACGCGCGAAGTTTTGTCGACCAACGATGCCGCAGACTATCTGGGCATCGCCGTCATTACACTGAAGAAATACATTCACGACTCGCACGAGATCACTGGCACGATGATGGGCAATTCGCTGATGTTCACCCGCCAGCAGCTTGACGAGTTTTACGCCAAGCCGCGCCGTCCGGTTGGCCGCCCACGCAAGGCGACTGCCGAGCCGCTCGACAACTAAC